CTAGCTATGTCGGCAGCCCCTGAGATACCACCTTGTTCCTCAGCAATGTACTTAGAAACAATCTCATAGTTCTTTATAACTTCTTTGTTGTTTTCAAACTCTTCAACCGAGTAAGTAGAGTTAGGTGTTTTAGATATATCCATATTATCTAAAGCATAAGCATATTCTTCTGCTGAAGCTAACTTATAATCTGAAACGTCTTCACCATTATCTAATTTGCTATAGTACGTATCTAAACGGGAAGCTATAGTATCTGTCATTTATTTATTCCTTGAGTAAAATTTTATCGCTTTAAAACTAAAGGTTTAGTAACTTCTTCAATAGCATCATCTAAGCTCATGCCCTCTGAGGTGAGCTTATCTATTGCAACAAGGTCTGTGTAATAGTCCCTACGTGAAGCCCCTTTTTCCCCTACTATTTTGAGATAAGCGTCCGAAATCTCTTTGAGTGTAGAAGGAAGGGATGAATCCTCAAAAA